ATTCCTAATTCTTTTAATGTTATATCTGGGTTTTTCTTTACTTGTTTATAAAACCAACGCAATGAGTAAGCACTCAACATAAATCTATTGTTAGCATAGATGTGAGTTTGCTCTGGTAAAAATTCTTTCAAGTTCTTTAAACTAATCCTAGTAGCGTCTTCTCCTTCTGGAACCATTGATTGCAACCATTGAATTAATAGTTCTTCGCTTTTTCTTCTTAATCTTTTTGCTTTTTTTCCATTCATAATAATTCCTCTACATTAGGTTCCTTAACTATCTTGGTAAAATATACTGGTCCTTTAGCATATTTAAACACACGAAGACCCTTTCCATCATTGGAAGAGGCTCGACATGTAAATTTATATGGGCAGAAAGTACACTCTCTAGGTAACTTCATGTTACCAGACTGACCTTCCGGTACTGCAGTAAAGCAATAATCAGGTGGAGAATCCGACTTGATAATTTTTTTTACTCTATCTATTTTAGACTTTATATTAGGTTTGTCAAGTTCTTCAGGACGAAACAAGGCTAATTCTCCTGTTTCTTTATTGAATGCTAAAAATCCACCACCGTTTGTCTTCTCTGCTTCTTCATATCCGGCAAGCTGAGCCATATATCCAAAGGTATCTTGCTCTGCTAGTGTGCCTTCTTTAAACTTTCTAAAAGAATAACCAGAAGCAGTCTTAATATCTACTACTTCTCCGTCAATTTTACAATCCATGTGTCCTTTAATGCCTTTAACAGATACAGCCTTTTGTTCAGCTGTAACTCTATGTCCTGCAAGTTTAATAAAAAATATTAATAACACTTCTAAGATGTGTCCATATAAAAATTTAATGAAGGTAGAAGGTTGTAGTTCAGAGTCTTCATCTTTCTCTTCATGCATGTCGTACCATAACTGTCTTTCAGGCTTACCTATGTTAGACATTCTTAGGGTTTGAGTAGTTGCTTTGTTTCTTTTTACTGGAGTAGCCCATTCTTGCACACAACTAGCAATATCAACACCTAGTTCTTCTATTAATTTCTTAGGTATTTTAATTTTTTTACCGTCGGAAAGAACTCCGATAGTGCTATAGATATCTTCTACTAAGGTATCTAAATTTTTATTTCTTTTGCTCATCTTCTATGTCCTTAAAAGCTTTGATAACATCAGATGAAAATAGCTTTTGTAAATTAACTAACCACATTCTACTAGCATTGTGGTCTCCTCCGGCTACGGTTTTAAAACTATCTAGTTCTTTAACTATAGTTCTTAAAACTTCAGTATGAAATACTAAGGTGCAGTATTCTTTATCGCCGACACAAAGATGATGAAACCAATAGTCTGATTCAGTTGCTTCAATACCAGAAGGTTTACCATAGCTTTCATATTCAATAGCTATGTTTCCAGTATCCATCCACATACCTCTTTCAGATTTGACTTCTATTCGTTTATTACATAGCATCTCTGCTACTTTGTCTTCTCTGATACTACCGAATTCTAAATCTATATCAAATTTCTTCCGGTCTTTTTTAGTGGGTTTCACTCCAGTTGTCTCCTACTTTGAATTCACCATCAAGAGGACAACGCATGTTAAAATACTCTCCGGCATCTCGAATACTTTGTACTGCTAATTGTCCTGCTTGATTGGCTTGAGAATCTTTAACTTCTATTTGCCATTCATCGTGAATATTTGCCACAAATTTAAAATCAATATTACAAGTTTTAAGTTTATCATTTAAAAGTATCAAAGCTTTTTTCATTACTATAGCTCCTCCACCCTGTAATAAAGTATTTAAAGCGGCATGTTTATGTCTTAAAAATATTTTTCTTCCGTCTAGTCCTTTGAGGAAGCCTTTTCCAGCTGCTCTGTCAACTCTCGTCTTAAGAGATTTAAGTGTTGGTAAACTATTAAGAAACTGTTCTCGCAGCCGTTTACCATCCCTTCTATTTCCTTCAATGATACTTCCAATTTTTTCATCTCCGGCACCGTATATAAGTGCATAGATGAAAGTCTTAGCCTCATCTCTTGATTTAAGGCGAGCAAACTTTCTATTAGTTGTGTGAATGTCTCCGTTGATAATTTCATTTATGTACTCCTTGTCTGACATATAGTGGGCTAACATTCTTAATTCTAATCCTGAAGCGTCAACGCCCACTAGCTTATAACCTTCAGCCACTATCCAACAAGCTCTACATTCCTTACCATAAGGACTGTAAACAGCAGGGACTTGAGCCATGTTTGGATTTCTATGTGTCATTCTACCTGTAATGGCACCCGTAGATATTACTGCTCCATGTACACGGTTATCAGATTTCATATTATCCAACCAAGATTCAATTTGTCCTACTCGTTTTTGTATTAATAGATATTCAGCTATTAATTGAGCTTCTTTTATATGTGATATTTTACTTAATGTTCCCTCATCTACAATAGGTTGTCCGGTTGGAGTAAATCTTTTTGGCTTCCAACCAAAGTCTATTAGATATTGTCCTATCTGTTGACGAGACCCTAAGTTAAATTCTTTAAGTTCTTTTCTAGTGAAAGGAGTAATATCATTATCAGCTACTCGCTCTTCATATTCTATAGTAGTTAAACCCGACTTAGATAAAGTACCATCTTTTTTTAACTTAGGTGTAACCTCTTTGATAGGAACCCACTTAGGTTTAAAAGTATCATGTACTTCATCTTCTACTTCTTTCTTCCTTTGATTCAAAGAACTTAATAATTCCATGGCTTGTTTTTCGTCAAAAAGAAAACCATTTAGTTCTTGTTGTGTTAGTATTTTTGTTATTTCATGCTCTATTTCTACTGATTCTTTAGCAAAACCTACTCCATCTTGCCTAAGTTTTTCTAAAACTTTCTTGTTTAACCTTACATCTTGGACACAATAATCTAACATTGAATCACTATATTCAGTAAACATAGGAGCAGTTGACTTAGGGCAGTTGAGTTTCCAACCCCACTTTTCTAGGCTATGCCCACCCTCACGAGTAGGGTGTAGCAATCTTGATAGGGTCAAAGTATCAATGATTCTAACATGTTCAGATAAATCAACATGTTTGATTCTAGCTATAGCAGGAATATCAAAACCTATGATGTTATGCCCAACCAATACATCAGCAGATTTTAAAAACTCAATGCCCTCGTCAATTTGAGAAGGTTTAAAAGTATAAACATTATCTTGATTATCAATAGCAACAATACACCAGATTACAGATGCAGGTGGTAAGGTTTCTACTTCTCCTTCTTCATTTTTAAAAGAAGATTCCCAAAGTAAACCGTTTGTTTCTATATCAAATACTAATTCCATTAAAATTCTATTGAAGATTGTTTCTCATCAGAATTGAATTCTAAGTCATAACCTTCAGATAGTCTCCCTGTTTCTTTGTCGTACAGTAAGTGAGTAGCTACCCCAACATCGCCAGTGTATCTTGATTTTAATATTCTTAATCGAGTTGTCCTAGCTTCATCAGGGTCGTCTGATTGTTGATTTCTTTCTAAGGCTATCACACAATCACTAAGTTGTCCAATGCTATTTGAGCCTCGTAAATGTGATAATGAAACTTCAATACCATTCTCATGTCCCTTGTTACCATCAACTCTTCTTAGGTGTGAGACTAAAATTAAACCGGCATTAGTTTCTTCAACTAAACTTCTAAGCCTAGTCATAATATTATCAATGGCTCTTCTTTCATCTCCTTCACCCAAGGCACTAACAAGCATGTGTAGGTGGTCTACTACTACCCATTTGCAGTCACAACCAACTATCAAGTATCTAAGTTTAGCAAAGATATCATCTATCTCATTAGTGCCAAAGTGAGCATGAATGAAAACTCTATCGTCTTCAAAAACTTTATCAAACATATCCATTAAAGTTTCTTCATCAAACTTATCTCGTTCTTGGTCAACATACAAACGAGCATCTGCTTCGATAGACAAGACACCATCTACTGTTCTTCGCCAATCTTCTTCTAAGGCTATGATACCTACATTGTCTTCGGTGTTTTTAATTAACCAATGTTCTAGCTCACGAGTTACACTAGACTTACCTAGTCCTGTACCACCAGTAAGAGTAACTAACTCGCCCTGTCGAAGCCCGTAAAGTTTCTGATTCAATCCTTCCCAAGGGTAAGGTATGCTTTCTTTACGAGGGCGGTCTAAGAATTGGTCTTTCTTTTCTGATACTCTAATGATACCGCCGGGTGTAAAAACTTTAGCGTCCCACCAAGCTGAAGTAAACTCTTTGTACTTACCTTTAACCAACATATCGTTAGCGTCTTTGTAACCATTAGGTAGTGTTACTATCTTAGCTTTGCCCGGTTTTAAAATACTAGCAACTTTCTTTGCCGCTTCCATGCCTTGTTTATCTTTGTCAAAACAAAGCACAACATTATCAAAACTTTCTACATACTCTAAGTTTTCTTTGATATCTCTAACCGCTCCTGCCGCTCCCTTGATAATAGAAACGACAGCCCACTTACTACCCAGTAACTCGTAGGCTGCCATCGCATCACACTCTCCCTCAGTAATCGTTAGATACTTCCCACCTTCTTTAAAGAGTTGTTGTCCAAACAGACCAACTCCTTGTGGACTTACATCATAGCTAAACTTTTTATCTCTGACATACCTTATCTTATTAGCAGTCAGCTCATTGTTTATGTATAACGGATAGATGTGCTGAGCTATCTGCCCTGCACTATCATAAACTGTTTTAACTCCATACTTCTCAGCAGTTTCTCTAGCTATACTTCGGTCTGTAAGTTTAGCAAAGACTCCACCATGAGCATTAAGTTCTCTTACTGTTTTCGTCACACTATTATTCTTCGTTGTTCCTGTGTCTTCTACCCCTTTCGGAAAAAATTCATCGCAACTAAAGCATTTAGCTGAGCCATTTTCATTTACTGACAAAGCATCGCTTGAGCCACAAGCCGGACAAGGCAAATGACAATCTTTAAATTTTAAATCTGATTCCATCTTTGACCCTCAAAAAAATAGGGTATCCGAAGACACCCCATTTATATTTAATGCTGAGTAATATTAGGATACATTACCCAAAAACTCATAGTTAGCTTTTCTTTTCCACTACTTCAGTAGCCGGCTCTTCTGTCTTCGCCTCAGGACAACCCTTCAAAAGGTCTTCTAAGTTTGCTCTATGAGTACGACTTGCAAAATCTAATGCTTCAAGTATGACTTGCAAGTTACCAACTTTATTTACCATTACAGTTGCACTGGTTTTTTTCTGTTGGTCTGCAATCAAATTGATATCATAATTAGTTGCTTCGCCTTTATCGTTTCTAATACTAATAACCATTAGAATTCTTCTCCCCCTTCGATAGCTTCAAATTCAGAGCCATCTCCCGATTTATATTGCACTAAGTCAATAACTTGCATAGCTTGGAAATCCAAACCCTTGAAGTCTCCATACTTATTAGAAGTCTCCCACTCATTGTATTGGACTCTAACCTTAGAGCCGTTACCAACAAGTTCATCTATTGGATTTTTATTTGCATCTAAAAGTTTAGGTGCTTGTCTAACCATTCCGTTAGGACCATTCACTTTTCTTTTAAAAGTTATTGCTTTTCCAACAACCTCGTCATTCATAGTTATCTCTTTTACTTTATAACCACGAGATTCAAAGTCGTTGGCAACTTCGTCACTAACAACTAAGTCAACTGTATATACAGGCTCAAACTTAGTGTTAGGTGTCGTTACACTAGCCCAGTAGGCTATTCCTTCTTGTATTGCCATAATCAATTTCTCCTTTTGGCTTGTTTACATATCAAATTAT